TGTGTTTATATCATAATTGCCGCTAAAATCTTTATTATTCCAACTCCCAAATTTTTCCGGATAATTAGCCCTATCAATCAATACATAATCCGTTTGGTCTGCATTATATGCAACAATACGCCCTATCCTATCAGCGTCATTAGTACCTCCATCAAACACAAAATAATCACAATCATTTTGTTCTGATATTATAGTATCAATTCTCATTGACATATTATATATTACATCTAATCCATCTAAATTCGATGTAAATGTAGAACCACCACGGGAATAATTTACGCCAACCATATTATTAGGTATCTGAATACGTGTGCGCCAACCCGTACTATTCCATTCATTGTCGGCTGCGATTGAATCCCCGTCCCAAATAATTTTTTTCCCAAATAATATATTTGTTTTTAGATTCAAATATAAATTAATATTAGGGCAAAAATCTAAAGTTAAGGGATTGTTAAAAGCTAATGTTGGCTCATCAACTAATTTACTATCTCCATGCCCGTTTATTAAGGCATATCCATTGGAACTACCTTTTATGCCCATACAATTACTAATAGCTTCTTCAAGGGTAGTGAAATTTTCATCATATACGACCGTTGTACCGCCATCCGCACGACGTACATATAATGAATTATAATATAGCCCACCAACATAACGGGCAATATTCAATGTTATAGTAGTAATATTATTAATATCTATATTTGGCACATATAGTTCTTTGATGTATTTATTATATTTTCCATCAGTTGTTACGCCCTCAACAATAATATTGGATTTAATTACGGGACTATTATTTATATCTGATATATCATAATTAAACGTTGTCACCTCTATATTTTTATATGTAGTAGAATTTCCATTGTTTAATAAAATATATCCCATTGAATTATGCAATTCGTGTAATCCATATATTGCGTTATTTGATTCTTCCAACGTATCAAATGATTCTTCCCATAATACAGTTACATTTCCGCTTGAATTATAACCATATATATTATTATAGTATTTCCCACCTGCTTGATAATTAAGGCGCAAAATGCAATTTACAATAGACGTATTAGTTAGATATAATTCCCGAACAAATAAATTAAAAATTGGATTATTAGATATGCCACTAAAATACGTTATTGTTTCCTTTATCCAATTGCTTCCCGCATATTTGAAATTTGCAATTTCATTATTGGCAATTGCAAGATTAAAATTAGGATATTCGCCCGGAGTAATAGCAATATAATAAACATTTTCTTTACTTCTATCCGGAATTGTGTTTTTATCAGCAATACCCAAATAAACAAATCTACTATTGATATGAAATTGCAAAATTGGAGAATATGATATATTCGTAACATCATAATAATCTGTTATTTTTTCTGTAATTGTGTCGGTTATTTCTTCTCCTATGAACATATAACCATAAGGGAAAGTTTTAATACCAATATTCCACGATGAAATAGCTTCCTCTTTTGTATTATATCGTTCTTCAATAATAACACGTATTAATGAATTGTCTGCACGTCTAAAATATATCGCATTATACCAAATACCGCCCGTTTGATATGCTAAATTTACCGTAATTATTTTTAATTCGGAAAAATCTATATTTGGAACATACATTTCTTTTATCAATTGTTTCAAATATAATTTCGTAACTTGTTTTTGCGCTGCAATATCTGTATATTGTCGTACCCAATACCCATTTTTATTTGATAATATAGCAACTTTTCCCTCTGGAATAACTATATTATCAAAATTAACGTATGTCCCACTTTTCCCGGCAATGTAAAAAACGTTTTGGTCGGGCGTTCCCGGTGCGGTGTCCGGCGTGGCAATCCCGGCGAACGTCGCATTTGCCCCAACTTGACTAATTAACGTTGTCAACGTGTTTTGTAGCACTTGCCCCGTAATTTCTTGGTTCCCGTTCGTCTTAATAACGGACGAAACGGCGGCTTTCAATTCTTCGTAATTTCCCATACTGATAAAAATTAAACAACATCATTGTTATTAAAGTCATTATTAAAGTCTTTATTGTAATCGCCCCCGGTTGTTGGAATAACGCCCCGTCCTATTTTCTTAACAACCGTTGCGCATTCAAATTCACATTCAACGGATGCTAAATTGCCCTGCGTTTGCCATTTGGGGGTAATCAAAAACGTATCGCAATCGTATTTCCTACCTTGACTATACACCGTAACAAAATCACTCATGCGGATTAACCGCATTACGTCGCAAAGGTATTCGGGGGCTAAAAAGATAAACCGAAACGTTTTTTCCGATATTTGTTTTTCCGGGAAAAAATACCCGTCCCGTTCTTCGCCCTCTTCCTCAAATTTGTATTCCGGCTTTCCCAACTCGGCACACACGTAAACCCGGTTTTTGAATTGGACGCCCTCGTAAACGATTTGTCCGCCGTCAACCTCCATATTGGCGGCGTCGCTCCATTCAACGCACAAATAACCATCCATTCCCCCGGAAATCCACGTGAAAACCTCCGAATAAAACCATTGTACGCCGTCATATATCCCAATCATATAACGCCCCTCCGGGAAATCTAAAGCCATCGGCAACAATCCGGGATAAACAATAACATCATACCCGTAATTTCGGAACCGGACAATTTGCAATCCGGTTTCCAACATCGGCGTTTTTATGTCCGCCAATATGCGGGTAAATTTATAATCGTACAACCTCACATAAACAATATTAGTTGAGCGGGTCGGACGGATTATTTGAAACGGCAATAGTTTATTCAACGGCGTAAACAACGGGTAAACGTCGCCATACGCATAAGATTTGCGGAAATCTTGGTATTCCCTGTTATTATAAAAGGGCAATACGGATAAATTGTTATTCGGTGTCATACTTCAATGTTGCTTTAATAGAACGACTATGCAAATTTACGCTTAATTTATCAACTTGACCGTCACCCAAATAAGTTTTTATTAACTGCATTGGGTTGGGGTCGTCATAAGCCGGGAAATTAAGCGTCTGTTTTTTCTTTCTCTCAATACCGTAGGCGTATGTATCGGTACCATTTATATTAACACGACGGGCGGGCAAATCATACATCCAATAAGGTTGTTGCAAATTGATAAATGCTAAATATCCATTTTGCAAAAAGTATTCCACGCCGTTAATGGTTTGTTGGGTAAATGGCAAAATCCATTGGCTACCGGATTGGGACGGAACGGCGGCAAACAAGGCGAACCCGTCAGAACTCATATTTCCGGGGTTCAATAACATCATATCAATATCGGACGTGAAATTAGATATATTTATTTCCTCAATCTTTCCGGGCGTTACATACTTGCTTATTACCTGTATCGGGTACCCCTCAAACGGCGTTGTTACATCATCCATCCATTCAAATTGATACCTTTCCGCCAAATCAACCTTATCAAATGAATATTCCGACGTATTGAACGCCCACGGTTTCCCGTTGCGCAAATTCAATTCCTTTGTCAAATCGTGGCTTAATATAGCCCCGCCGGAATAGGAACCGCCATTGCGGAAATATTGGATATGCTCAATTTTAAATTTGCCGTCCTCAATGAACCAATAGCATTTGAAACAATCCCGTAACATATTGGTAAATTGTTGTAAGGTCGTCGGGGCTTTTTGTGCGGGCGTCTGATATTCCCCGTTTATAATATTGGTTTTCTGTGATACAAGCAAACGGAAATTCAACCCGGATATTGGGTTGTTACCACCGTATAAAAATTGGCTATATTCCGCCGTTGCTGCGTGGGTAATACCCGGCGCAATCTGATTGAGCAAAACAGATATACACGACGCAACCGGGAACGCATCCCGCAAAGTATATGCTTTTCGGGCTTTTTCCTCTAATATCCAATCCATCAAATAAAACCCAAACCACAACGACGCATAACGCCACGTTGACCGGGCGATTGGATAAAACGTTTGTCTATATATGGAATAAGGGGGCGCAAAATACTTTCCGTTGTCCGCTAATCCCCACTCGGTCGGGGTATCTGAAAAGTTGTTTGAAATAAACGCCACGTCGATTGCGTAACCAATCGCACGCCTATAATTACGGTTATTATCAACTATATCATCGGCGGGCAATGGATATGTATTAAGGTCGTCGATTTTCTCCACATCGCACAAATACCGGGCATATATATTGTAACTTTTCATATCGGCGTGCATTGTCCCGGTTGCCCCGGAACCCTCAACGGCGGTTAAATCGAACTCCAACGTATCAAACGGGGACGTTGTAACCTTTTGATAACGGAACATTGCCACGTCGTCCGAACGTCGGCGTATCTCAACCAATGCAACCCCAAACGGCACGCCGTCAATTCGTTGTTGTGAAATATAGATATAATAATTAACATTCAATTCCGGGTATAATTTCCCCTCGAATGCGTCCGCACTTGCACCCGTTGCCATTCGTCCGGTATAAAGCCCGGATATTACCGACGGGGAACCGTTGGACGTAATTTGTATTTCTTTCAATATATTGCACAAAGCAAAATGATAGGTTTGTACTAATGCGTTTTGGTCGGTCGTGGCGTTTGCGTCTTGTTCCCAATTCGTACCGCCCAAAAAACAAGAAACAACACTATCCCCCGGAACGTATATTTGAATTAATGGACGCTTGTTTATCGTTATCCGTTGGATTGTCGGGGCTAACGTTATTAAATTGTATTCCTTTTCCAATCCCGCCAACACGTCGTTATAATCGTCGATTGCGTCCGGTTGTACAACAACCTTTTTATCGTAATCGGTAAACGTGCAATCGGTTTTCATAAACTTGCCTTGAAAGTATTGGAACCATGTACGCCCGCCGTCGTCGCTCTTTTCAATGCAATACAAAAATTCATTGTCGAACGATTGACGGTTTATATAGTCGTAATCATCCCGGACAAAGGTAATTTTGCCGGATAATTTGGCACGATAAAACCGTTGGTTGGTTTCTAATTCGTACTCCTTTGCCAAATCGTCCTTATAAATCGGATGCACGGTTTGACCTTGTAAGACGTTCGGGGCGTCCAACGTTCCCAATTTCAACCATGCCGTCCCGTTAATATATTGACTTTTTAAAATATTAAAACGAATGTAGGCGGCATTATTGGGTATATCAAATTCCGTTATTGTTCCCGGCGGGTTGCTCCCCCAACCTCCAATATATTTTTTATCACTATCATAAAATACACCTCCCGAATAGGAACTAAAATTTTGATATATTTTTCGTGGATACACATTACTAATCGGGATAAAATTACGAGTATAAAAATAGTTATCATTAGTCCCGTCAATCATTCCCGTTGTTGATGCAAATGCGCCATTTGCTAATAGCGCATTTACAAATGAATGTCTATAAATAGGGTTCATATTAATTTTTTATTTTACGTGTCAAATTCTTGTAAACCTCAATAACATTGCCGTTGCCATCGGTATAACGACGGCGGCGGTTCTGTTCCTTAATCTCTCTAACATCGTCTTTCAAATCCCACAAATCCGGGGCGTTGTTTTGTTGAACCATTACATTAACGCCATCCGTATTGTATGCGTTCAAATACTTTTCGGGGAATGTACCATTGTTTAGGCTATTGATAACGTCCGGTATAATGCGACGAAAACGGCGGGAATTTCTTTTGTTTATAACTGCAAAAAATTCGCCTCCCTCTGCCCTGCGTCTTGTTCCGTCGGGCTTTGTTCCCAAATCAACATCGTTTCCGGATTGGTGCGAACCACCTTCCAACAACTCAACTGTTCCGTCCCCGTATGTTTCCGTTCCTCCGTTTCCTCCGGTCTGTTTAGCTAATTGCGCCGCCTTGATTTTAGACGCTGCAAAACTTGCCCACATAACGGCAATTGCCGGAATTGCCAACGGGAAACCCAATTGCGACCAAATCAACGCCGTTGCCGTTACCATATTCCCTATTTGCTGCAATGTTTGTATTGCTGCCTGCTGTTTTTGCGCTTTCTGTTGTTCTTTCAATGCCTTTTCTTGGTTTTTCTTTGCCAAATCCAACTCCTTTTGCGCTTGAACAACATTATTGGCATACCCGTTCGCCCTTGCTTCCAATTCTGCATCCAATGCCGATTGTGCGGCGGAAACTTCTTTGTTAGCTTGCTCAACTGCTGCATCAGCCGCCGCAACACGTGCCTCCGTAAATGTATTTAACGCATCCAATGCGTATTGCATAGACGTATTAATTGCCTCCTTTTGGTCGTCGTCCAAATTAAGCCCAAACAATCCGTAAATATCGGTTTCCCTTTCCTCTCCTTTTGATTGCTCAATTTCTTGGTCAATCTTTTTTATCGTATTTTGAATTGTTTGTACCTCCAAATCAGACAATTTATTTGCTGCTTGCTCATTCAAAGATAAAATCTTTTGCAACCTTTCTTTTTCAGCCTGCAAACGGAACTGCGTTTTCTTTGCCTCTGAATTACGCAACAAATCAAATTCAGATTGCGCCAACGCTTGTTGTTGGTCAAACATCATTAATTGCGTTTGCAAATATTCGTCGGCAATTGCGCTTCCCTTAACGTCAAATCCGGCATTAATTACCCCGGCGTCCTGCTGTTGTCCGGTCGGCTTTTGCTCATTCTGCAACAATGCTGTTTGTCTTTCATTCTCTAACAACTGCATACGCAATTGTCGTTCCTGCTCGCTTCCCTGCTTAACCGCTTGCAAACGTAATTCAATGCTTTCTTTCTGCAATGCCAATTCTTGCAACTGCCGTTCTTGCTCTATTTTCAACAACGCCTCTGTCTGCTGCTGTTCTAACGCCGTAATTGTTGCGTTTATCGCCTGCCGTCCGGTTTCGTTCAAATCCTTTTCGGTCTGTAATTGGTGTTGCAAATCCTCAATCTGTCGGGAATACTGATATTGCGTTTGCTGCCTACGCTTTGCCCATTCGTCGGTTTCCAACTGCAATTGTACATCCTGCAATTTCCGGGTTGCCTCCAAATTCTTTTTATAAGCCGCTTCAATTTGCTTTGCTTGTTGTTCTGCTGCCTTTTCCGCATCGCTTTTACCCCTTGGCGTTACGGTTGGGTTCTGTGTCGTTACGGGCTTATTGTCTGTTTGTGGCGTCGGGGTATCTCCAACAGAAACCGGGATTGTTAACGGTTTTATTTTCTTTTGCATACCCTCCAAACCCTCTTGGAAATTTTCTGTTATGTCTTTAACTTGGGCTTTAACCAAATTTCCGTACGCTGCTGCATAATCTGCCAATCCTTTTTTTACGTCGTCAAAATCTAACGTAAACGCCCCCTTTAATGCGGTTCCGGTTGCTTTGACTATATCAATAAAGAATCCAAACAAATTTCCCAACGTATCAAATGTTGTTTTGAATCCGGCAACAATCCCATTCCAAATTGCACGTATCAAAACACTTTCATTGTATAACTCAATCAAGTAATTGACAACATCAATAACCCCTTTTATTATCGCCGTCAATCCTTGGTTAACAAAAACTTTTGCCTGCGTTGTCAACGTTCCAAAATTTCCTCCGGTTGCGTCAAACAATCCGGATAATGCGTTTTGCAACTCAATTTGGCTTTGCAATTGTTCCTCCTGCAATTGCGCCAAAACTCCGGCTTTCCCTTTTACTTCATCCATGTTTGTTGAAATATCTTTCAACGTGCGCAAATACTGCAATCCGGCGTCCTCTCCGGGACCCCCGAATATATCTGCAATTGCAGCCCCGACCGTTGCCGCATTATCCGGCAATTCTGCCAATTTTGCGGAAACGTCTTGTATAACATCGAACGTTGTTTTGGTTCCGGTCTGCAAATCTTTTTGAACTTGTACCGACGAAATACCGATACCGTCCAAAGCCGCCGCCGTCGCCGTCGTCATTTCACGCAAACGCAAATTTGCCTCCTTAATTGCGTCAACGCCTTTGTCCGAAAAGATACCCATTTTGTTTGTTTGGGCTACAATCGCAACAAATTGGTCTGCTGATATTCCAGCCTCTTTGAAATATGCCGGGTATTCTTTCAACGTGTCTAAAAATTCCCCGTTCGCATCGGCTCCGGACAAAAAACCATCCTTAACCAACTGCAATGCCTCATTTGCAGAAATACCAAATTGTTTTGATAATGCGTTTGTTGCAATCAATGTTTCCCGGAAATCTGCGCCGAACGAATCTGCGACGGCTTGCACCTCATTTCTAAACGCTTTCAAATCATCGCCACTTTTCCCGGTAAATTGTTGCGTCAATCTCGTTGCCTCAACTAACCCGGCGTTATAATCGTACCACCATTTAAACGCCGCACCCGCCGCCGCAATTCCGGCAATCGCCAAAAAAACCGGGTTTGAAAGTAATCCCAACAAAGTTTTTCCCAATGCTTTTGCCCCGTCGCCAATAGCTGTAAAAACGGCTTTACTTTCAGCCCCGCCACGTCCTAACGCCAAAAGACTTTCGCCAAATGCGCTATTTAAACCTAACGTTTCTTTTAATTTGTCGCCATACGCAATAATTGCGTCGGACGCCTCCGTATAATTTCCGACGTTCAATTGAAATTTCCCGGTTGCTTCCTGCAAACGTTTCATTTCTTCGTATATTTCTTTGGTTTGTGCAACCAATTTTCGCCCCTCCTCGGTGTTTTCCCGTTCGGCTTTAGTCATGTTGTTTAAATAAATCTTATTCAATGAATATTGCGCCGATAAACGGTTATAACTACCCTCGGCGGATTGATTTATTTTCACAATCAGTTTATTAATTTGGTTCGCTTCCTGTTGTGCCAATTTTAACTCGGCTAACTTTTTGGCGTTCTCGCTTTCTGCAAACGCCAAATCACGTTGCGCACGTGCCAAACGTTCCGCATCGTCTGCGGCTTTCTTGGTTGTGTTCCTGCCGTCCTCGGTTGCCCCGGAAACCTTTTGCAGAACCGCCGCCAACTGAATTGCTTCCGCCCTAATATTTTTCAACGCATTTGTATATGCGTCTGAAAGTTCATCCAATTGCTTTATCAAATCAGTAATCGAATTATCGGGGCTTACCAAATCAGAATATTTAATTGGGTTGTTGTTATCTGCCATATATCCGACTATTTGTTTTTGTTATTTTCGAGCAATTTGCTCTACAATCAATTTTCTTTTCTCAAATGTATAATTTATCGTCTGAAAAATAAAACACCTTAAATCGCCTTATTTTGGCTTTTTCTGCTTGCTTTTTTCGCTTGCTCCTTAATGTATTCAAATGCGTTGTAATATTCCAAAACGGTAAACGATTTTGGGTTTACGTGCAAATGTTGGGACAACATCAAACACATATTTTCAAACTGCTTGTCGTATTGTATTTCCACGCTATCCGACCCGCTAAACGATTTGGGTTTTGTATAAGTCAACAACAACGTCGTAATATGGTCTATTTCTTCCCGTTTGTCGCTTTCGTCCCCCTTTATTATCGCATCCAACATTAACATCGTGCGTTGCTTCAATTGGTCGTAATACTCTTTAACCGTGGCGTCGTCGAATAGTTTAGGAAAATACAATTGCAATTCTTCATCTATTTTTTTTTTGACCGCTTCCAATTGGGCGGTCAACTCGGCGTTCGGCGCATCGGCGAATAAATCCAATACCTTTTGCAAACCGTCCGCCGTCATATCGTTGTATTCGGTTCCGTCCACGGACTTAACCAAACAGGCAAACGCCAAATACTTTGGCGATATGGCGGATTGGACGAAATAAACGTTTTGCCGCAAATTATCCAATTCCTTTTCCGCCAAATCCGGCTTTTCCTTTCGGATAAACCGGATTGCCTTTTCAATATGCGCATCCCAATCGTTCAAATCCGACCCAACCCCGGCGTCGATAAGCAACATTTTGTTATATGCGTGAAATCGCAAAATCGGCAATTCGTCGATACTGTCGTACAACACAACCGCCCGTTCCCCTATCTTTGTCGTTTTCATAAGAGTATGCGGGTTATGACTGTTGAACAAAACGGAACCAATAACAATGCCGGGTTCCCGGTGCATATAGCAAACAGGACGGACAAAACGACCCCCGCCCACCATGATAAGCAAAAGCCGCAATTGAACATCTTAACAAAAAAGTCGTTGCCGTGAACTTGGACGTACTCAATAACGCCCCACTTTTTTAACAGGGTCAACAGGAACGCCGCCACGGTTGCCACGACCAAAACCCAAATAATGAAAGTTACCATATCGTTAAATGTTACAAGGTTGATTAACTGACAATACACCCTCAAAGCGAAAACCGCCGAACGGGTGCATTAAAAATTGATTATCTATTTCGTCCAACGTAAACCCACGGTACACGTTTTCCGCCAACTCATAAATCCGGTTTATTACAATCGTCCCGTCTTTCAGCCAAAAACCGCCATTTAGGACGGTCAATATTTCGTTCTTCAATGCCTCGGTATTCCGGTTGTTGAGTTGACCGGGGTAAACCTTGCGCAAATCGAACCAAACAATAAGGGAAAACGGGGCTTTAATCTCGCTTTGCTCTTTGGGAACCCAACCGACCGTTTGCGGGTCGTCTATCCAAAAGAACGAAAAATTGCCAATATTGGCATCCGGGGAAACGTCGATATAATCATTGTCGCCTCTCCATTCCGTCCCGCCCGCATATACGTTCGGGGTATAATAGCGTTTGCCCTGTATCACTTTGGCGATACGTTGCGCCCGCCCAAATGCGACGTCCAACCAATCGACGTTATCCATTAACCCGGTTTGTATGTTCCCCAAAACCCGGTCGATTAAAACCGGGTTGGGAATTATAGGGGTTGTTCTCTTATTCGTTGCCATATAATACGTTTTTTGCTTTCTTCATTAAGTCCGGGAATATATATTGCCAAATCAACGCCGCAATATTTTCGTCCGTCAATCCCAATATTTGCCGCCCGTACTTTTTTATTAAGTCCTCCGTTTTGAAATCCGACGCTTTTATTTCAAACTGTTTGTCGCCGACTTCCAAAAAAAACGACGCTTCAAAATCCCCGGTATCCCGTAACGTTACCCGGTTTGTCGGTTGTCCCTTTTCCTCCTTTATGGCTATCGTCAACGGCGAATACGGGGCGTAATCCATAATATCCACGCCCAAACGGTTAATACCTTGTTCAAACAATTGTTCCTCGGCATTCATATCAACAATATAGGCGTCATTGTCCCAAATGATTTGTTGAATGTATGCGCCGGACGATAACCCGTTGTTGAACGTGGCAACCCGGTTGCGTAAATCCTGTATTGACTTTAACCCCGCCATAATCTTACGTTGTCCGGTATTTTACACCGTGGTTATTACAAGTAAGGCAAATACGGTCGATACCCTGCGTATCCAACCGCAACGCCTCGTATGCTTTTTTAAGGTCATAACCCAAACCGCCGGGGCGACCCTCAACGTTGCCGTCCAATTCGTAAAGAATTTCCAACCGGGTTGCGTTTACTTGGTTCCGGTTTACCTTAACATCGGGGTTCATTGCCAACGTGCGCAACATGATTGCGGCGACCTGTCGTTGGATAACCGTTTGGAAAATCTGCCTTTCCTTAATGATAAAATCCGTTAGGTCGCAACCAACGGTTATTTCGCAATTCAACCCGTAATTCTGCGTATTGGTGTACATCGTCAACGCAATATCCCACAACTCCGGGTATTCGTCGAATGTTTCCGGGGCGTTCATCATAAACGGGGATACCTGTAAATACTTGGTTATTTCCCGCCAACGCTCCAAATCAACGTAACCCGTACACGTCCCGCACGGCTCCCGGCTCCAATCCTTTGTCATGTTAATTGCCTGCATCCCGGCGGGCAAATCGTTTTGGTTGTAACAAAGGAACCACGACCCCCCGGCGTTGTTTCCGGTACTGATATACGGCAAATAACAATCTTTCAACGGGAACCATTGAAAACCGCCGTTTGTCTGCGTAAAATTCAAATCAAACGTCTTTATCGGGTCAATTTGGGACGAATGGAAAAGATACATACGAACAACCCCGGTTGCGCCCGTCATTTGCAACCCGATTTGTTCGATTTTCATTGTTACGCCCATAGAACGAACCGGGACAATTTCAAACCCGACTAATTTATGATTATTCGGCAACGTCGCCCGGATACGTCCCGCACCGTCAAAGAACGTGCGCCGTTCCAACAAGTTCTTTGTTTCCTTATCCAATCCCTTTATTTGCGTGAATGTTTGTACCATTTGCGCAATACCGTTACGTGTCAACCGCTCCAAATAATCGGAAATGAAATTGTACGGTTGCCAATAGGGGTTGCCGTAATCGTCGTTAAAATCGCTTTCGGTCGGTTCCTCGTTTTGGTTGTCCCGTGCCGCAATCCAAACTTTGTTGTTGTGTCGAACCTTTTCCCCGGCTTTGTATTCCGGTATCATATTCCAAACCGGATATTGAAAAACGAAATCATCCGGGACGATTGCCCGGACATTATCCAAAGTAACAAGGGGGTGCGCACCTTGAAACGTCAAACCGCTTTCCGTCTGCGTTAAATTGTCGTCTATCGCCTTTGCCGGGTCGTATGATTGTTCCCACCCGACGACGTGCAATAATGCGTCCTGTATTTCTTTTAATCGATACATCTGCGTTTGAAATAAATAAGGGGGCGGGGATAACCACCCCGTCCCCTCGGTTTAACAATTCGTTATGCTCCGGCGTTATGCGCCACCTCCGGCGGGAAATTCCCCGGCGTTGGTTACATATACAGGCATACCCAACGGTTCGTTTGGATTGCGGGCGGCAATCTCGGCTTTGATAATCGGGTTTGCCACAGTATCCGGGTTGCTGTTGTAAGCAACCATATACACCACGTCAACGGAAAATCCGAAATACTCCTTAACGGCGCACGTCAAATCGGCGGTTGCGGCGCCCATGATTGCGGACTGGTCGCCAACGGCGGTGTAATAGTGCGAACCAACGGGCAAATCAATGTACGGCAAACGTACAACGTCCCATTCGTGGAAATTCGCCCGGGTGCGGCGCAATGCCTCACGGTCAACACGGGTAAGGATACCAACATTACCGTCAGCAACGGCAAACATGGTTCCCATTTTGCCCGCTTCGTCGGTTACGTTGTTCGTGTAGTGTAAAACCTTGTTGTCGTACTCCATGCGCTTGTTTACGTCGTTGTAAACGCCATGTTGCGCAAGTTTACGGATAAGGCTATCAACCCCGGCGTTGGCGATAATGTGGATATATTCCGGGTAACAGTTAGCCCGCATAATCGGGTTAATATCGCCCAAAATCTCGGTCGCCATTTGGGTTGGAACCTGTACCACGTTGCCCGCCTGCGTGTAGTTAAGCAACGTTTTGAACACCTGTGTTTTGTTTGCCTCCAATGCGGCAACGGCTCCGACGTCCAATTTGTTCGCCAAAGCCCGGCACGTCTTTTCCATTTTGCGCAAAAAGTCGTGTTCGTAGGAAATTTCGTTGTTCATGTAGGCGGCGGGAACCATTGTAAAGCCAATGGCATAAGTCGCCCAAACAACCGTTATCAATGCGGACGTATTTTCATCGTCAGCGATAACGCACGAACGGACATTGCTAACCTGTACATCGCCGTCGTAATTGATAACGGGTACTTGTACCGTGTTACCAATGGACGCAAACGCACGGTCACGCAAATTGGGGTTAATGATTGAGGACGGGGCGTTGGTTTGCTCAATGAAAAAATCCAATGCGCCATACTCACACGGGCGGGTCATATTACGGTCTAATTCCGGGTTTTCAATCCGCCAATTTTGCAATCTTGTTGCTACTAATGACATAATGTTAAAAATTTAATTGTTATTAAATGCGGGTTTACCCTTTACCCGTGATTGTTTACTTTTCCGGCAATGCGGCAATATTGTTGTCCTGCCATGCCTGTTTCATTGCGGCGTCGAACTTTTCGGAACCCGCCGTTAAACCCTGCGCCATAAGGTTTGCGGCGATTGCTTCGTAAGCCTCGACACGGGTTTTTGCGCCCGTTACGTCAATGGTTATTCCGCCACCACCGCCGGAACCTCCCGCCGGGGGAACCGTTCCGCCGCCTCCGGCTTTGCGTCCCTTATCCAAAATACCCATTGTTTCCAATTCCTTTGCCAACAGGTCGCCGGGGGTGTACGGGTTCAACTGATTGTTCGGGTTACGCATAATTGCGCCGCTTTCGTCCTTAAAAGCAATGATTTTGCCGCCTTTGCCGTCGTCGATATATTCGGGATTCATACCCTTAATTTTGTCGATTGCTTGCGCTAACAAAACCTTTGTTGCGCTTTCGGGCAATCCCGGTTTGAATTTCAACCCGGCGATTGCGGTCTGCAATGCACCCTCGATACGAACGCCGAACAATTCCGTTTGGAATTTCTTTTCGGCTTCATCGTACTTGCTTTTGAGGTCGTTAAACTGCGTTGTTACCGCCGTTAAATCGGCTTTCGCCTGTTTCAACGCCTTTGCCGTTTCCGCATCGGTCGCACCGTCGGCAATTGCCTTTTCCAAACGTACCTTTTCTTTCGTCAGACTGTCGATTTGGGTTTGCAATGCGCTTGCGCTTTCCGCTTTGGTTTTGAACTCGGCGACCACACGTTTTGCGTAATCAAACGTCTTTTCGGTTCCGTTCTTAGCGATACCGGACACCGCCAAAATATCGGCATCCAATCCGCCGTAAATTTCGCCCGTCTTTTTGGCAATAACGCTATTCTCGTCGTTGGCGGACAATGTTGTAATTGCCGCAATTTGTTCGTCGGTTAATCCGGCTAATGCCGCATTTGCAACTAAAATTTCTCTCGTTAACATAATTCTTTCCCTTTGAATTAATTAAGTGCGATTGCTGCTACTGCTCCGCTGTTTGCGTTAATAATATGAATTGTGTATTTTGGCGAATCCCCGGTTGTGTCAACCAACCAACTAATAACACGTGCATGGCTGATTTTATTTTCAACCTCTTTTGTTACCAAAATGAAGTCGGCAATTGTTCCGCCCTCAATACATTCAATCAACTTTTTCTTTGTTGCGCCATCCAATGCGGCGGCGGTTGTTGTTACTTCAATAACCAAATTGTCCTGCTGTGCAATCTGTGCCATAATCGTATTTTTTAATTGTTTAATACTCTGTTACTTTTTCGCTCCGGGTTTGTCCTCGGCTTCTGCCTTTGCCTTTGCATCGGCTTTGGTTTCTTTGACGGGTTCCGCCGGGATAACTCCCTCCGCTTTCAATTCCGCCAAAATTTCAGCCTTTAACGCCGCTTTTTCCTCGGCTTTGGCTTTCGCCTCGGCTTCTGCCTTTGCCTTTGCATCGGCGGCGGCTTTTTCCTCGGCGGCTTTCTGCTGTGCGGCGGTTCGTGCCGCTTTTTCCTCGGCTTGCGCCTTGACGTACTCGTTGGGGTCGTGCAATACGGTAATCGTGTAACCCTGTTTTTTCAGTGCGTCCAAAATGCCGTTTTCAAAGGACTTTTTGCCGAACTTTTGGATACGGGGAACGGATAAGCGTTTGCCCGTTTCGCTGTCAAACTTGCGTACCTCAATAATGCAATGATACAAATGTTGTTCGTTGCTCGGTACAATGTAATTTTCGGGGGTGACGTCGGTAATTGCGACGTCCTTTGTTTTACCATCGTTTACTTTTACTCTCATAACTTTAATTTATTTATTAAATTTCCAAATATAACTACTTAACATTGTGTTCATTTGCGTAATCATTAAATTTACTTGTTATTACTGAAATCTTTTTGTCGAATGGTATTTGCGTTCCAAACTCCAAAATGTTTGTATTCTCCCGTTCAAACCTGCGGACAAAGTTAGAGAAATTCAACTTTATACGCAATTCATTCTCCGGGATTAAGTTACGCCCGTACAAATCCAATACCTCGTTCCGGGTCAAATGGCGGTACGGCTCCAACTCTGCCAATATCAACATACGTTGCAATTGGGTTGGGTTGTTCCGGTACTCCGTTTCGATAATCCGATTTTGTAGGGCGTCCAATTCTGCCTCACTTGCGCCGCTTTCCTTTGCCAACTTGTAACGGTTCCGCAACTCGCTTGCGTCGTACAAATAGAACTCCGTGCCGTAATTGACTTTTGCAGATACGAACATATTGCCGTATCGCAATCGGCAAACCGTTTCATCGACGAACTGTTGGGCGGCTTCAAAGCCTTTTTTCACTCGGTTTAATACCGTGCTTTGGCTCTCAAATGCGGCTTTAACCTGTTGTTCGTTGAATGCCTCCCGTTGGGTTACTTCCTCGTTTTGTCCGACGACGGCGGTAATAATGTTTTCCCGCAATCGCTTTTCTTCCTCAACGTTATAATCCAAACTTGTACGGTCAACGGTCAACATTTGTACCGGGTTCCGCAAATCGGGTTGTTTGTCCCCGTCCGGTATCGGTATTTCAACAAAGGAACCCGCCCCGGTAATCCGTTTGTCGCCGCACTTGGGGCAACGCATCAATAACCCGGCTTGGTCTAACCTGTAATACCCTTGTTTGTCTTTCAAAAATCCACCGTCGCAATAATCGCCGTTTTCGGCGTTTGTAAAGTCGCACGATTGTTCGTAACCGGAATATATCGGGTACGCCCCGTACATATCCAAATGCCGCTTCGATATATGGAAAAACAAAAACCAATCCAACGCCTCCAATTCTTTTGTCAGCGGGGATTGTTTAACGTCCGGTTCTCGCAAATTCATTGGCTCATCCCAAAAGAAACGGGCGGGGCAATAGTGCAAATCGTGTGGGTTATCAACCAATAATTCGCCTATGTTGCCGCCGTCGTCCTCTGCAAATACTCTGTATCGTTCATCGTCAATAACTGCAATACGTTTATCGGGTTGGCGGAAAATTATCCAATCCATAACCCCGGTTGTCCGGTTTGCCTCAAAGGTTATGACGCTTTCGATAGGTAGCCAATAAAAATACGGGGTCGGGTATCGGTCGGCGGGGTTTTGCTCGGCGGTCAAATCAACTATTAAGACGCTGTTTATTTCCGTCTTGAAAAACTCCCAACCTTTTGTATTCCAAATTTCCGGCTCCTTTAATACATCTTGGCGGTAATACTCCCAATCGTCCCGTTGTTCCGTGTTTTGGAATTGATAGTTGAACGCCGGGTTACGACCGTCGAAAATACGGCTTAACTTATCAAAACAAATGCCCGTTACCTCGTTGGTACGAACGGGGTAACGGAACAATGTTTTGAAGATTTTGAATTTATCATGCGGGATAAGATTTTGAACCCATGCCAAAAAATCGGTCGTGGGTAAACACATTAAGGGCGTTACGTTGGTTTGGGCGTGAAATTTAATGCGGTTTTGGTGTATGACCGCTTTATTTATCGTCGCCTTTTTCCTCGGTTCCGTTATTTCCTTTCTTATGCGTTTTATATCTAATCCCATTTTCTTTGCTAAATTCAAAAGGTGTTTTTTCGGGCAACTGCCAACCGCCATTGTTAGGCATCCGCAACAGGCGTTCGGCGTGGTTAATCTCAAATTCTTCGGTCGTGTTAAGGGTCGGACACTCCAACACGACCTTTGTAACTTTCGCCGTCATTACTCTCCTCCGGGTTTCAAATCCGTAAGCGGGTTAAACGCCGGGACAACAATCGCCAAATCGTCCGACCAATTCGGCAAAAACGACCATTGTATTGCGTTGCTGTCCGGGGCTTCCAATCCGCCCAACGTCTTATCGCCGATAAACAACGAACGTATCGGTATCGGGTAATATGTACCGTCTGCATCCCCCTTGATTGCACCAATTGCGCCGTTTTCGTCGAAAATGAAGATACCCAAATTGTCGCCCCAACTTTCGCATTGCATTTCCTTTAATGCCTTGATAACCGCTTGCGGGGCTTTGCGAATAACTCCGGTAAACGGGGTCGGTTCACGTCCAATGATTTCTTCGACGCCTCCCAACGTTTCATTACCGCCTCCAAAGGTGCGGGCGGCTCCCGCCTCGGCGGTCGGGGCTTGGATATACGGCGAAACAACTACTTTCGTGCTATCCGCCGCCGATAACAGGGGCGTCCACGACGCTAACGCCGTAATCGCTTTTACACTCGTAAAACTGTTTTTGCTTCCGTCGTCTTTCAAAAGACGTTGAAAAGCCACTTTCTGAACCTGTCCGAAACTTTCCGAACACGTAATTGCGGGTACATCGGGCAACGACGCCCCCGCCGGACATTTACAAATCATACTTCTTTGTTTTTAACGTTAAAAATATTATTACTTTCTCCGGGGCTGTCCCTTTGCCCTCTCGTTTCGGTTACAAAGTTATAAACTTTTTCCCGGATAATCTTGCATATCTCAAAAATATTGCTAATTGCGTCGTCTTACGCCTCGGTTTGCGTGTGCGTATGGCTGTATATTGCCGTCCGCAATCTCCTTTTCATATATCCCGGTCAATCCGTCCTCCGGGTCGTCGTGCGTATTGGCTCCGAAATTGCGCAAAAATCCGGTTACATGGTCGTAAACGGCTTTGTACCGGGTTTCCCAACCGAACGGCATAATTATATGTTGATTAACCATTGCGGACGCTGTTATTATCCGGCTTTCCTTGTTGCCCCCTTGATAAAACGGGTCGGTAATCGCCCGGACTTTCTTTTTGATAACCTTTTCATAACCCGCACCACCGTTGTTGCTCTCAACCCACGCTTTTTGCGTCCCGTTCCGGTTAATCATCGCCGGGACGGTTACGGTTGTAACGTCCGTATTTTCGTCCGTCATTTCCATATCTGTAATAAGGGCAAACAATATCGGCTCCATGCGCTTTGTTTTCTCGTTGAAAAACAGATTGTCGGACTTATACACGTCATACGTTGCGGCAAACAACAGGTCGTCGCCATCGTCGGCAACGTCAATGTATGCGCCGGAACGAATGTACGTGCCGTAATCGGATTTTTCGACCCACGTTTTGAAAGGTTGGTACAATCGACCCTCGGCGGAACCGGGGTTGCCTTGATACAGGCATTGAAATTGCACCGGGTCTAATGCCTTTTGCGCTTCCAACTTTTGCTTACTGTGTCGGCTTTCCCATAATGCCGCCCCCGGTTCCCGTGGGTCTATCTCGGTCGGTTCCCCGGTTTTCAACCCCTCAAAGTTTATGCGCACCCACGCCCCCGGCGTTACGTCCTCCAAATCCGCCCAACACTTAACATCAATAATCGTTTCGCCGCTCTTTTCAATGCGCCCTATCAAATCGTCGTCGTGCCAACGGGTAAATACAATCAATTCTTGACTATCATTGTGTAAACGGGTGCGTACAACGGTCGTGTACCATTTCCACGCCGCCGCCCGTACTATCGGGCTGTTACCCTCGGCGTAATCTTTATACACGTCGTCCAATATCGAAACGTCCACGGTTTTAGACGTCAGCGAACCGCCACGACCGACGACACGCAACGACCCCTTACGCCCGACCATTTCGATAACATCGGAATTGCGCAAATAGGTATTCGCCATTGTTACGACGTTCGACCCATTTAAGTACGTGCCGGGGAATAATTCACGATACCGGGGCGTGTCGATTATTCGTTGAACGTCCCGGTTAAAATCCCGTGCGATTGTCGCCGCATACGAACCGATACATATTTTGCGGTCGGGGTCTAACCCCAACATAAATGCGGGTAATTTGCGGCTTGACCCCTCCGATTTGCCATGTTGCGGCGGCTGTTGTACAATCATCTTTCGTATTTTGCCATGCGCAAACATATCCAACAGGGTATAATATACAACATGAAACGGTTCCAATACCAAATCCGGTTGCATATACCGGGCAAAGTTTATAAGGCGTTTACGGGCGGCGGCTTTAACAAGCAAATCCGGTTGTTGCCGGATTGCGTCGTACATCTGCAATAATTGTTCGTTGTTCATTGCTTTGCCTCCTTTCGTTTCGTCCAATTGGCACACGCCTTGCGCCCCCGTATAATGTGCCATTTCTCAAACGGACACGTTAAACAAATCGGTTTTCCCTGCCACTCTAAATTACTATGCGAATTTACCCAATTACCATGCCCGCAATCGTCGCAAATGTGTTTCGTCCATTCCGGTTGGGTCGTTCCGGGACGGGGTGCGGTTACTCTCTTTGCCATTATTGCGCCCCTCCTTTCTCGGCTAATGCCTTTTGGTACTCGGCGGATTGTAGTTTGTCCGCCAATGCAAACAATAAATCGTCCGGGATTGCCTTAACGTCGTACTTTGGTTTGTCGTCGTCGGTCGTGGCGTTATATCCGGGTATCTCAATTTTAACCGGGGCGTCAAACCCTAACATCTTTGCCCGGCGTTGTTGGATATTCAAAAGCAAATCTAAAAACCGGGGGTTCCCGGCGGACGTTTCGGTTGCGGTTTCATTGTACCCGTAATATTCCGGGTAGCCGTCCTCGGCATCGGTTTTGATTGGTCGCCCCTTGTTGGTTTTCTCTTTGGTGCGCTGCTTTCCGGTTTTGGATACCTCCCACGCCTCCCACGCTTGTTGCTCCATTTTATCCAACTTGCGCAATTCCTGTGTAACATATTCGTCAATTGTATCCAACCGTTCCCGCTTCCATTCGATAAGGCATTGTTGCAAATCGTAATAAACCATTTGAAACGAAATTGTATAACCAACGCCACGGGCGGACAAATCCCGGTTCAATGCGTCGGCAATTTCTCGATACGAATAACCACGCAAAAATAAGTCGGCGCAAAACCGTACATCGTAAATCCTTTGTTCCTCGGAACGTTTGTTGTATCCGGGGGGCTTTCGCCCTTTGTTCAATTTTCCCATCGTCTAACCTCTTTTAATGTCAAACAGGGGTCAAAATCTGCCTTTTACGCCTTTTCGTCCTTTGGCTTGGTTTCTTATCGGCTCCTTTGCCTTTGTTCTTTCGTTCCGGGCTTTATCCTTTCCCCTGTTTACCTCCTTAAAACGTTCTGACCCTTTTGCAAGTTATTTGCACGGAATTTCCATTTTAAGATGCTTTATTGTCTTATCCGATACTTTGTATATCTCGGCGGTTATCTTTTAACCACGGGGCAAATTTACGGCTTTTCCGGTACATTGCCAACCGTTTGTTCTCCATCACATATAAACGGCAAAACCCCGGCTTTGTTTCCGGGGCTGATTACCTAATTGCTTATGCCTATTTCGTACCTCCCATTTGAGCAACGAAAATAATGTTGCGTTCCACGGGGGTTGCTGTATTCCGTTCCCCCTTTCATTTCTTTTATTGCCAAACATACCGGGGCGGGCTTTCCATTTACCGGAAATTCCGGGTTAAAATATCGACACGTTCCGCATATCTTTTCGGGGCGTCGATTATCCGGGGCGCATTCGGTCGGCATATTCGGAATTATATCCGGGCAATTATTTTTTGCTTTCATGCTTTTGCGCTTTGATAGTTACCCATTAACCCGGATATTATCCGGTCGGCGGTTGTGTGTCGCCATATTCCTAATCTTTCATCCCAAATAAAGCAAATATTGGGATTAGCAAACATCATACATGGGTTTTTGCAATTATCTTTCATTGTTGCGCCCTCCTTTTCGGTTCTTTCGTTGGTTCTTTGCCCGGCGTTTATCCCGTGGGTTCCTTTTCGGCATTTCGACCCGGTGTATTTCTACTTTGGAACCGGGGAACATCTTGCCGAAAAATTCCGCCATTGCTCGCACCTCCTTTGGGACGTCGAACGCCTCCGGCTTCTTATGCTCCGGGCAAATCCCCCGAATCGGGCAATTGTCGCAATCCTCATTCCGCACAACCTCGCCCGGCTTATCGGCTTCTTTGAACCCGTGCCAATTGTCCCTCCGTGCGTACGCTTCGGCGAAATTCTCCATTGCTTCAACTGCTACTTCCGCCAATATGTAATCCGGGGTATCGTTAAAATGCGCCTCCAAAGAATTACGGTTGATAACCTCGGCAATCTCTTTCAAAAATTTTTCTCTTTTGTTCATCGCTTTATTGATTTTTGGGTTTGTACTCTTGGCACGGCATAACGCCGCACGATTGTTCGCATTTGAACGCCTCGCAATAACCGTTCCCGTTGACGTCCTCGTTTGTAAAGTTGGCGCAATTCCCGCATCCCTTATCGCCGGGTTCTTTCGGTACGCTTACGCCTTTCGGCTCAAACTCCCGGTTAAACTCTCTTTCCGGGCGGGTTGTCAATCGTCCGTCCGGTTCCCGGACAATGTAGTACGTTTCCGGGGCGTCAATGAAAATGCCGTTGCCGTCCGGGAACGAATAAACCGCCCGCCCGTTTGGGGTTCTCGGTATCGTCATGGTTCCGCCTCCGGTAAATCTCAACAGGTCGTCCAAATTGTCCCGGCGTACCTGTATTGCGTCAACTTCTAACAACGTGCGGCAATATCGGGTTCCCGCCGTGGCGTCCGGCTCAACTAACCGGGTGCGGATTTGTTCCGGGTATTCCGTCGGGTCGTACTCGACGTTGAAAACAACGGCGGCGTCTAACGTGTGGGTAACTAACAAGCGTTTCCCCAATCGTCCGGCGACTGCCTGTTTTAGTGCTTCAATTGCGTTTCCCTGTATCTCGGTTGTGTCAACCGTGATTTCGTAATGGTCGGGTTTTTCCTCGACCTCCGGTTGGCTTTTGGCAATATCGCCAATCATAACCAACAATTCCGCATCAAACGGGTTTAACTTACTTTCTGTCATGCTCTAATTTTTTATTCGTTCTTACTGTTTTCGGATATGTCAACCGCCAAAATATCGTTTTTCGGTCGGTTCTGTTGTACTTATCGCATTGCCTACCTATTCCGGGGCAATCTTCCCCTTGGATTTTGCAGCGAACGCAACGTTGCGTAAATATTGCGGGGTTGTTGTTGGCTAATCGTGCATCCGCTGCCGTCCATATCTCGGCAATCAATACCATACCCCGGTAAACGCAACGTTCGCCGGGGTTGTACTCTCTGTTTGGGTCGAACGGTTCGGGTTGCTTAACTCTCATTCTTTGCCCGCTTCGTTTACATAGCCAAACAATGCGTCCAAATCGTCCTTTGCGCCTTTTACGCAAATTCGTACCCTATCGCCCCCGGCTAATGCGGTTTCGACAATCTCACAATTATACCGGGGGGCGTTTATCTGTATCATTGCCGCCGTGGTATTCGTTACAAACTCGTTTCTTTCTTCCATGCTCTCGGATTTTTGAAGTAAATTAAATGCCTCCGTTGGTTCGTTCTCGCTTTGACACGCCCCCAACAAAAGCGTTGCAAAGATAACAATAAAATCTTTGCTTTCATCGTTTTACCTTTCTTTTAATCCATATAAACCGTATGCCAATGCCGACAAACAATATTTTCGCCTCAATATCAACATAACGGTCGTAACCGTTTATTGCATCAATGGATACCCCAAATTGCCAACTATGATATTGCCAATACTCACGGGCGTAAACATAGACGCCGACCCGCCCAACGTGTATGCCTGTTTGGACGGTGTGTTTGTCCTTACTCATTGTGTGCCTCCTTTCTTGCTAATTCATAACCCTTTTTATCCATTACCATTGCCACGGGGTACGGCAATATACAATCTTTGGTATATACGAGATTATAGATACCCAATTGCCCCTTAACCGGAAATTCAATAACCCGGCGGGGGTTGCGCATCAACCACCCGTACCCCTTTGTTATTTTCGCCCTCTTTTCCTTTGGAATCCGGGTGTTTTCCCAATCCTCCGGCGTAAACTCTTTTATCGGCTTTACGTCGTACAACTCAACCAATCCCAAAGTAACGCCGCTTTCCATTCCCGGATAAACCGGGGACGCTGCGGAACATATCAGCACGTCGCCACGGTATGACGTGTTTTTGCTCCGAACTTCAATTGTCTTTTTCCCGTAAACAATACCGTTTTCGTCCTTGTACGCCTCCGTTACCAAATCATTTGCGTATGGCTGTTTTACGGTCAACGCACGCCAACGGTCGTGCTTTTCCGGGTTGTAATCCTTATTGCTGTACTGCATATTTACTTTTTATTTTCGGGTTCCTCGGTTTCGTCGTCGGGTTCCGGGTAATGGATAAATCCAATTTGCCGGACGTTTTGGATTGGCTCGTAAATGATAACGACAACATCGCCGTCCGTCCTTACTCCGACCAATCGGCAATCGGCGGGAACCTCAACCCGTATTTCACTTTTCATTGTTAAACAAATCCCAATTAACAGGGACACAATACCCCGGCAATTCTCCCCGGTCAATCCCCAACGGATTAACAATACTATCTTTCCAATAGATACGGGGTTGTTCCGGGCGTCCCTCCCAATGTTCCGTAATTGTGTCGTAAATCAATCGTATTTCCCGTTTCGGATATTTGCCGCCGCTCTGCAACCCGATTTTATACAGGTCAACGAACGGATACGACAATTTGATTATCCCAATTGCCCGGTCGTACATTCCCGGCGGGATTGGCTCCACGCTTGCAAAGGTGCGGAACCCGTGGCGTTTTGCCCGTGCCAACACATTAACCCGCATCATATTTGGGTCGGCGTTCGGCTCCAATTCGTCGCAACCTGTCAACGTTGCGCCCAAAGCGATACGGGACACGTCCCAACCCTCGGACGCCTCGGCAAAATCAATGAAGCGGTTCAACCCCTCGGCGCATTTGCTCAATATCTTAACCGGGACGCCGTGGCGTTGGCATACGCCGACCGCTTGACGGGTCAACCTTTGCGTTTCCGGCAACAACGGGTCGGTCGTGAACGAAAAGAATAACCCGGTTTTCTGCAATTCCTCCTTATGCGCCAACAATTCGTTTTTGAAAATATCCAAAGCGTATGGATATTCCCGCAACGTCTTTTTCAACTCCGGGCGACTGCCTCCCAATACCTTTGCGCCACGACCTTTGCGCAAATAACAGTAAGTACAACCGTTGGAACAACCGACAAAGAAATTGGCGGCGTTCTCGGCGTATTCCCCGGCTTTACCTTTTGGGCTGTAAATAACCCGTCCGTTTATCGCTCCCATATCGTCAACGGCTTAAAATGGAAAATCGTCGTTTCCGTCGGGGGCGGGTGCATCCGGCACGGGCGGCGGCGGTACTTGCGCCCCGGCTCCGGTCGCTTTCGGGGTCAACATTTCCATATAGGTTGCGATTATCTCGGTAACATACCGTTTGACGCCTTGCGCATCGTCATAACTCCGGGTTCTCAATTCGCCCTCAATATACAGTTTGTCGCTCTTTTTGACGTACTGATTGGCGACCTTTGCCAACCCGTTTTGCAATACGACGTTATGCCATTCGGTACGCTCCGGGATTTGCCGCCCGTCCTTTGTGGTATAACCTCGTTTCGTGGTTGCCAACGAAAAGGTCGCCACGCAACCCCCGTTGTCGAACTCCCTAAAATACGGGGCTTTCCCGGTATGTCCCATCAAAATAACCTTGTTTACACTCATACAAAAAACGCTTTAATTATCCAAACAATGATACTATACAACGCCCACATATAAGACGCAACCGTTAACGTCACGAACGTGTATAACGCAATTTTATATCCGGTTTTTGATTTTATTTTCATGTCACTTGAATTTTACGCAATCCAACAAATATTGTTTCTTATTGTCCGACCATCCGGCGGCATGGTTTATCGCTTTTCGGTCGTCGTCGTATACGAACTCACAAACCCAACCGCCGACGCTTGATTTTTGAACTAATCGAACCAATTTATCAACAATGAAATAACGCAATTTGTAATAACCTGAATTTTCGCCAACAAACAAAACCCGTCTTTCTGCATTTATTTCGGGCGGATTTTCGATTTGCGGGCGTTTCTCCCTTTCCGGGTACCTTTGTACCCTTTTAAAATCATTTTGGATTGAACGGCGGGAAATTGCCCCGTAATCGGGTGTTCTCTTTTTTGTTCTCATTTCTTATAATTCGGATTTCGTTCTCCTATTTTAGAAACTGCAACCCGTTTCCGGGTTATTGGATTATTGGCATTTTGTTTCCGGGTACTCAAACGTAAGTTGTCCGCATGATTATTGGCTCTGTCGCCGTCGATATGGTCGATTTCCGGCAAATTGTCCGGGTTCGGAATGAAAGCCGCCGCAACTAATCTATGTAACCGAAACGTTTTGCGTTTTTGATTGACACATAAAACAACGCCTTTGTATCCCTCTTTATCGGTATGCGGTTTCAATATGCGCCCTTTTTTATGGTGGCAATTCTGTAACCTACCGTTTATAATCATATCATTAGAACGAACACGCCCGTAATTGCTGACCTCGTAACGTTCTTTATATCCGTGTATCTCTTTCCAAACTTCCATACTCTTTTTTTATTAACTCCATCGTCCGAACATTTCCGGGAAATATTCGCATTTTACTTTTATCTCCGTTTTCCCATTGGCTATGGTGTTCAAAGCAAAGTATATTTATATTCCTTGCATCGTGCGCCGCCTCCGGGTATGCCCCACGGGTCAATATATGCGAACAATATACGGCGGAATAGTTGTGCAATGGCTTCAAACATTCTTCGCATTGGTGCGGTTTATGTTCCCAAACCCACCTAAAAAAACGTTCATTGGCTTGCGGTATGTTGCCACGACCAAAAACGCAATACCCGAACAATTCCCGTTGGATTTCGACACGCAACCGAATATCCATTGTAAACCGCTTGTAATCCAATAGGGGGCAAAACCCCCTATCGGTTACAAATTGGTATTCTTCCCGGTCTGTTAGCAATATCGGCTTCATTGCTTACATATCCGCCGTTTCGTCCTCCGGGTCGTCCTCGTTAGCCGGGTCGCCGACCTCCGGGAACAATCCGCCCTCCTTTTCCGGCTCTGCGACCAAACCCGGTGCGGGTTCGCCGTCAGCCCCGAACAATTCCAATTGCGCCTTTTTGCCTTTGAACAAAAATGCGTAAACCTCGTTTTCAATGTCCGCAACGATTTCTTCCAATTCCTCCTCAAAACCGAACGTTTCGGTATTGAATTTCAGACGGGGCGAATTTATCGCCGTCTTTTGGTTGTTGGATACCGTGAACAATCCCGTAAGGACAACCCCAACGTTATCGTCTTGACCGGAAAAGGACACGCCCCGAACCTCTATGTTTTTCAACATTTCGTCGGCAAAATCCCGTGATAACTCGCTTTGCTTTTTGGTTGCCTTGAAATCGGACGTTTCAACCATTGAAAGAAAAGACGTAATATTGAAAATTCGTCCCATGATTGGGCGCAAACGGTCGAAACAATCCCGCAAATCCGGGTGTATGTCCTTTGCACTTTCGACGTGGTATTTGTTCGTGTAACTCTCATTGCCGATTGTTTCGGTAACTTCATAATGCACGTCTAACCCGCCGTCCTTTAATGTCTTTACTTTCGACAATGCAAACGCCTTTTCACTTGGTATTAACATAACGTTTGCGGCTTTTTTTTCTTCGTTCATATTATAATATTATTTGTCGCCGGGAATCCGCCCGGCACGGTTTTAATCAAAATTCGTTTTCGTCCAACAATTCCCGTGTCTTACTATTCGACGGAACCGCCGGGCGTTCCGGTTCCGGGGTTGGTTCCGGGACGGGTTCCCCGGTTCCGATTGGTTCCGCTACCGGGTTGGGGTCGTGGAACTCAATATTGCGCCCGCCTTTGGGCTTTTCCGGCTCAAATTGGGCTTTGAGTTGTTCCGCCGGGTATTCCTTTTGCGCTAACTCAATAATCCCCAAATTAACCAATTCCGGGACGCAACGGCGCAACGCCCTTATGTCCTCTAATGCGTCATGCGCCGGGAATGTTTCGCCGGGGAATAACTTACTATATAATTCCTCTAATTTGGGATATTTTCCCGGTCGCCCGTTTGAATACAATGCGCCGACAAATTTAATAGTTTTCATCATTGTATCAATGCGCTTTCCCTTGTACAATGCGTCCTCGGCTTTGGCGTCGTAATACTCTTTGCCGCAATAACGCAAAATGTTCGCTTTCAACATCGACGTATCGAAATAAATGTTGTGCGCACATACAAGCGGTGCGGCGGCGGCATCCGTCAAAAATTCGTCGATAACCTCGGCAAACGGTACACCCTCGGCAATTGCCCGTTCGGTCGTTATTCCGTGTATTGCGGTTGTTTCCGGCGGTATCTCGTAATTGTCCGGCTTAATTATAAAACTGCGTTCTTTGTCGCCGAACGCCCACGCCAATTGTACGACGTGCGGGAATTGGTTAAAATCCGCATCCCATTTCAAACCCTTTGCGGGTACTCCTGTTGTTTCGCAATCGAAAAAACAAATGTCTTTTAATTCAAATTTCATACTCTCGTTACTTTTTTATTCGTTAAATAATCGTTTTTGCCCGTCGTCGTTGGGCGTTTGCTCAACATATTTTGCCCGTGTAATCCAAACGCACCCGCAACGCAAACACTTTATCCGGCTGTAATGCTTTGGCGTGTATTCGTGGCGAATAATCCGCCAACCCGCCAACGGGTAATTCTTACGCTTTCCGTTACACTTGCAAAACATATCATTTATATTTCCATTTAAAACCAAATGCTGTTTTCAAAACGCCATTGCAACAATTACTTATAGAACTACGTCTAAAACCTAAACTTCTTTCAACTTCCATTGCTGTAACCCATTCTTTTATAAAGTTACCCGATAAATCAAATTGCAAAACTGCCTTGCCTCCTTTATTTAGTTTTTTACCAATATACGTATTGGGGGCTTTTAAATTATTGCTATTTTGTTTTGCTGTTACCCATCGTAAATTACTGACTTTATTATTAATTTTATTACCATCAATATGGTCTACTTCCGGCATATTATTTGGGTTAGGAATAAATAATAATGCTACAATTCTATGTATTACAACATTTTCTTTTTCCCCATTTTTACATAATGATACAAACAAATAACCACGCCTTAATAATTGTTTCAAAATACGTTCTTTTCGTATTCTTGTTTTATTACCGCATTTTTCTAATCTTTTAATAGACCTAATTTGCCCGTAATTACTAACTTCATACAACCCTTCATATCCGGGTATTTCTTTCCATATTTCATTTTCCATAATCAAATTTCATTTGGGTCTGCAATATACAAACAATATTCTTCACTTGCAAGTTGTTTTAAAAATTCGATATGTTCTACTAATTCAGCATTGCTCAACTCTGCAATTGTCCGCAATCTAGTTTCATATTTCCCGGTGTTAATATCCGGGGTTTGCTCATACATAACCGGGGACAACTCACGCAATCGGCGTTCGGTTTGTTCCTCTGTCAGACGTTCGCCCGCCTCCCAAATTCCGGTTCTGAATGTTGGTACAACGTAATTGAAATAATAACCTTTCAAAGCCTCGGACGAACCGGGGGACGCAACAATAAACCGGGCAATAATGCGGGAACCTTTCCAACCCTTGAAAAACTCGTTTAATTCCCCCATGTACATTGCCAACCCGCCGTTATTATTTATCGTCCCCGTTGCCGTTATTTCTCGCTTTCTCATCGTCGATTAACTTTTGCATTGTGATATTAAACGCTGTCATTCCAACCGCACGGATAAACGCCCGTTCGCTCGACGAATACCCGGTTGCGACCTTATCCAAAACTTTTGCGAAAAGAATAACGAAATTTCCCGGTTCCCAATGCCCGGTATTGTGCATACGGTCGATAACGTGCGCCCGCAACCTCGTATTATTCCGGGTCGCATCCTTACGGGCTTTCTCCCGGTCGTTCCAAAGGCTCGTTAATTGGCGTTTCACGTTCTCAAAAAACAACGGCATTTTCAACACGTCCGCAATTGTCATTTCTTTAACTTCCATATTGTTTTGTTTAAGGGACGCCGGGGAACCGACGCCCCGGTTAATTACTCGGTTTCGCTGTATTCCTCAATAATTAAATCGTCCTGTCCTCGCTTGACTTCCTCTATAAATCCTTGATACCCTTCTTTCCGGGCTAATTCGATAAGGGATTGCAGACGTTTTGCGCCCAAACTTTCGCCCCTCGCAATGCGGAATACCTTAACGGCCGGATTGCTTGCGATAATCAATTTTGCGGCAACCTCCATTATCTGACTATCCGACACTTTCCCGGCGACAAACGGCACACCGTTTAACTCCAACCCGTCGTCCGTGAACGTCAACCCGGCAATCGGCAATTCCGATTTCGCAATAAGGGTTTCCCGCTCTTTGAGCAAATCCGACAACTTTTTTTCGTGGGTTTGGGCGACCTTTTCGGCGGCGTCCTTTTGCTTTTTCTTCGTCAGATAGTCCACAACCAACGCATTGATTTTGTTGTGTTCCTCGGCTTGTTTGAGGCGTTCGGCTGTATCCAAATTCTCCGGGTTGTTTTCCTCGTACTTTGCCAACCATGCGGCGGCGTTGTTCTTGCGGGTTTCGTAATCGGCTTTATCCGTTTGGATTTGCGCCAATGTTTCGTCGTATTTGTCGGCGGCGGCTTTCGCATCGGCTTTGCTCTTTTTCTTTGCCGCTTCCAATGCCTTTTTTGCCTCGGCAACAATCCGGTCGTATTCGGCTTGGGCTTCCGCCTCATACTTTATTGCGGCGTCAATCTCTGTATTCTTGGTTTCCTCGGCGGCTTTGATACGACCGGGGATTGCCTCCAATTGTTCCGTACGGGTTTGCAATGCGGTACGCACGGTTTTCGCTTTCTCAATCAACCGGGCGTTCTCGTTTTGTTCCTCCATTAAATCGGCAATGTCGATTTTCTCGGCATACGTTTTGACGTCGCCCGGTTTCAACTGCTTTTCGGCGGCGGCGCAAATGGTCGTGTACGTCTTGACCTCGGCGTTGGCGTCCTTTCTTTTCTCCTTAACGGTCATAACCTCGGCGTCAATCTCGGCAATACGTTTTTGCACATTCTCCGGCAACAATGCCCGGACGTATTGCACTTGCTTTCGGCGACCCTCGGCGGTTTCAGACCACCGGGAAAACTCCACGGCGTCAAAATCCGTATATCCGAAAACCTTATGCAACATACTTACGTTATCCGACCGCATCCCGGTTGTTTTCTGTTTGATTGATAACGTACCACGGGGGTTGGCTTTGGTAAACCGCAATTCAACGTCGTATTCCTCGCCGTCGTCGCCAACTACCATTTTGGCAAACCCTTTGTCCTCGCCATTGCGCAACACGGCGTCCCGGTTCCCGGTCAATAACGCCCCGATTGCCTTTAATAGCGTGGATTTTCCCAACTCATTGTCCCCGGTAATGAAATATACATTACCCTCAAAATCTGCGTTGAACTCCTTAATTACTTGGAAATTCGACAACTCTAATTTTTTGATAATCATTTTATCGCTCTTTTTATGCCGGGGTTGCCCCCGGCGGTTACTACTTATTTGTTTGTTAATATCATTCTTTGGTGTATCATGCTTTGCACCTTGTTAAGCGCATCCCGGTTGGCGTCAACCTCCGACCGGGTGCAATCGGCAATAAAGTTTTCCAAACGCTTATACAGGTCGTTCAACTCTTTTGCCGTCATTGCATGGCGAACGGCTCCCAATTCGTCCTTATCCATTTTTGCAAATTCGTTTAAGGGTTTCCAAATCGCAACGTTTGGGGTCGTCGGCGTTCTTTGTCGCATCAATTAACGTCATATCATTTGTTTTTGCCGTCCAACTTTTACCCGTAACGGGCGACGTGTAAGTTACTTTGTAATGTCCGTACCCGGCAAACTCAAACCGGAAATCGCTGATTGTTGTTTTCGCTCTCATTGCTTTTATTTTTTTAGCATTACCGGGAAAACGCCCGGTCATTGTTATTTCATGCCACAAAAATACGGGGAATATTTTAATTACCAAAATTTTTTCTTTTTATTTTCGTGTTAGGGCAAAAAAAATCCCGATACGGCGCAAGTCGTACCGGGATAAAATCAAAATAATTTCATTTGCGTATCTGTTAAGACGGCAATAACGCCGTCAACTTTTTGTTCCCATGCCGTCCGGGTTGCAATCTTTTCCGGCGTTGGGTTCCGTTCGCACCTCCGTTGGTTGTGGCGCATCTGTTTAACCATGTACGCCAATTCTTCCAACGTTATTTTCGCCGGATTTTCGATTTGCGGGCTTTTGTTTTCGTCTGCCATACTTTTACCCATTCAAAGAAAATAATCGAAATACGGGGCTTAAAACAAACGGTCGTGCATCGTGGCGGGCAAATTCTCCAAAACCCAACGGGGGTTGTTGTGCAAAATGTACCGTCCAAAGTGCATTATTAACGTTGCGTCCGCATTCCATAACGCCGGGATAATCTCCGGGTATAATTTCCCGGCAATATCCCGGAACCGTCGTTTGCGGTCTGCCTTTTCCTCCTTTTTCCCTTTTACCTTAATACGCAATTTAAGGTCGTTTTGCCACTTCATCGCATTAACCAAAACAAACGGTATTTCGGCGACGGTTATAATGGCTTTCAAATGCTCAAAGTTTTGCAACATCTTTTGTATGCGGTACAATTTACCCATGTTTGCCCCGGCATCCCCAACGGTTACGTCGTCCGGGCGAACGCTCAATTTTTCCAAAAAGATAATCGGGGTTGTTATCTCTTTGTAGTAATTGAGAAAATCCCGTATTTCGTTTAAATCCTTTGGCATCTTAATTGCCGTCGCATTATGGTTGGGTCGCCAAACCACAATACCCCCATTACTACCGGGGTCGATACCTATAATACTATCTATTTTCATAACATACTCTTTATTTGTTCAACTTTAACCAATCGTGCGTTATACGCTTCTTTTGCGGTTAAAAAACCGCTTTTCCTATATCGTATTCCGTCGATTTGAATTTCATAATTATATTTCCCGGTTTGCTTATGCCGGGTTACTCCTTTATATCCGGTTGTATTATCTCGCCGTATTCGCTTATTCCTATTATTTTCCGAATGAGTAACAAAACGGCAATTATCCGGGCAATATATCCCATCGTTATTTATCCTATCTATCTCTAAGCCGGGCTTTTATGCTTTCCCAAAGCCTATATAATTTTGTTGCTGAAACTCTTTTTTTCATTTTTCAAACCTCAAATAATTATACACATAAATTTCTTCCTCAATCATCCGGTCGAATGTTCGTTTAATCTCCTTTTTCCGGGCAACCTCAAAAGCCGTATAATCAATTTCGGGGCTTTGGGTTCCCTGTTTTCGCACATGGTAAACCGTAAATTCATTTACGAACCCACGGGCGGCACGGGCTAAAAATCTGGTATACGCTTCTTTCCGGTCGTCCTCGGTTTCTTTCACTTCATCCGCTAACCCAACGCCCAACAACCAATTATAAACAAACATTTCGTCGGTTAATCCAAACACTAAACGCCCGGTATATTTATAGCGCATAAAACACATTAAACAAGTCATAACCGATTGATTGCGATAATACCGGATTTGCTCCGGGCTTAACTCCTTTTTCGGTTCCGGCAACGCTGTATATGCTTTGCCGATAACTTGGTTTTGTTTCCGGCAATATGCGTTCAATACCTTTGCGAAATAATCGGCGTTGAATTGTTGGTAATGTTTCCGTTCGGCGTTGCCGTCCCTATCCTTTGGCAAATAGTCGTCTAATTCCCCGGTAATCAGCAATTCAAACGCTAATTTAACCTCGGATAATGTTAATTGCGAATAATATCGTTTTAGCAAATCCAACAACCGGGTACAAATATACGTCCAATCGTCCCGGTTTTCCGTGGGAATGATAAACCCCACGTCCATTGCGATAAACCGGAACATTTGCCCGGTTTTGGCAATCAACGTTTCGTCGTCAATCTCGGCAATCTGTTTTTTTGTGGACGCCACGAAAATATACTTTTCAACCGGGGTTAATGCTTTGGCAACCTCCGGTAACTCAACCATCGCCCGGCGAACGTCAATTGCTTTTGCCGTTCCGCTATAAAGCAAAACGGCGGCGGATTGTCTTTTTTCGGGCAACGTTTGTGGCAATCTGTTTGTCTTTTCGGGTAATGTTTCCATCTTAATAATCGTCTTTCAAATACTCAATAGCCCCGGCAACGTTCAATCTTTGCGTTGGGGCTTTGTATTCGGGTTTCAAATGCAACTTTTTCTTTTCGACGTCCCCCCGTATGAAATTGCGGACGGTCGCCAACCAACCGTTTTTAGTGCGCTTCATATTCTTTTGGTCGCTCCAATCGCTAACCGAATGAAAGTAATAAACCAAATCGACCTTTTCAAATTCCGGTGTCGCAAACTTACTTTCAAACTCTGAATAATCCACGCCAACGCCGTTTTCAAATTTAACCATTTTGTAAACGTCGGAATTACGGAATAACGTTTTTTTCTCCTTTGGTTCCTCAACCTTTTGTTCTTCCGGGAATAATTCCCCGACAACATTGTTGTTGGGGGTATTCTCATTATCATTTATTGTATTATCTATATTATTACTATTATACTCTAAACTTTCGTTTATGGGTACCCCTAAACTTTCGTTTATGGGGGGCATCAACTTTTGTTTAGGGGTATCAACTCCGGTTAATATCCTTGCTGCCTTTTCGGTAAATGTTAGTAACTCGTAATTTTCACCAAAACAATACAGAGTTTTGTTATACAATTCGCAATTAGGATGTTTTTGTAAAATTCCGGCTTTAATCAAATTATCAATACGCTTTATCATGCCTTGACTTGTCTTTATATTCAATAACGGCATTGCTTCCAATATTAACTTGTGGGAAATCCAAAAATATATTCCCTCCGGGGTGTGCATCTTAACGCAACTTGCACAATTGGCGAAATCTTTTATAAAATCAAAAATCGCCAAATCTATTAAATCTAAATCTAAACCGCTATTAACGGCGGCATATTGGTTTATTAATATCGTGTATTTCATAATATTGATATTTTATAAACATCCGGTTCTGCTACGGGCTGAACTGATTTTATTAATAATCCTTTTTCGCATAACCATTTAAGGCAATCAATTACAGTGCTTTTGTTTATCCCTAAACATTTGGATAAATACAAAATACCCTTTGAATACTCGCCATATCTAACACAATAGGCGTGTATCATTGCATACAACATTAACTTATTACCTTTCAAATGCAATTCGTTAATCCATTTGTTTTTTATAATAAAATCCATAATTAAAATATAAAAGCCCGCAATCCGGGCTACCACACACCGGAAAACGGGCTTTGCGCTAAATAAATTAGCAATACTTTGCAAACGGTGGTAGTCGTTTGTTTTATCGACGCAAATATAGCATTTTTTATTCATTATCCAATTGCTTTGCAGGTTCCCACGCTTTGCGCACTTTCAAAACATTATCCGCACTTTCATTAGGAACCAATGAGACAACAGGAAAGCGGAAACGGTCTCCCGGCTTTTGAGTTGTGGCAAATTGTACGTTCAAATCAAAGATAATGCCTTTGCAAAAGCCCCGTTCAAACAACATACCGTCGAACGTTTCCCGAATTTGCGGGATTGTGGACGCCGTGCCTTTTGTGGCGAATTGCCACACCCCGGCAACCCCACGAACCAACGGAACAATAAAGTTTAGCGTTAATGTAACCTCCCAACCGTCGCAATCCGGTTGGCGGCTCTTTTTATTCGGGTAACGCTTCGTTATTGACTGCATTAAGTTTGGGTATTTCTCGGTTGTCAACGTTTCGTATTTCTTTCCGTCCCATACTTGGAACGTATCGCCATCGCCCGCCGCAATCAATCGCCCGTCGTCGTCCCGGTACTCGTACCGCTCGTTGCATACTTTCGCCGGGTCGTCGTCCGGGAATACGATTTGTATTGTTTGGGGCTTTTCGCCGTATGCCTGTGTAAATAACCCGGCATACTTTCCCGTTGGTATGAAATAATCCACGCTTTGCGGGTATCCGTTGGCGTTTTTCATTCCGATTTTTATTTGTCCGACACGGGGCAAAATCAAACGGGATTTTTCCGCCTCCGGTCTAACAATTCTACCTTTTATATTTCCATTCATAACCTTTATGTTTTTTGCGTAATCCTTTGCAACATCTTACTATTAGCGAATTATTAAAACCGTCCCTTTCTGCCAAATTTATAGATTGGTATTCTTTAATAACAACGCCATTTTTAAGCATTAAAACCGCTTTTGATAAGTGGTTATTGGCTCCAAATTTACCCGTCATTGGCTTACTTGCGCTTTTAGATTGCCGTTGTTTTGTAATCGGATTATTGTTATTTTCCGAATGTGTAACCCAACGCAAATTATCCACATGGTTATTAAACGGGTTCCCGTCGATATGGTCGATACATGGTTTATTTCGTGGATTATCAATATATGTTTCGGCAACTAATCTATGAACATAGATAGTATATTTTATACCAAAATTATAAAGACAAACGCACAAATAACCCTTACGCAAAAACGGCTTTAATTCTTTCCCCGTTATTTTAGAGAAAACAACGCCGTTTTTGTTTATCAAATAGCAATCAAATCTTTTTATCGTTTTCATATTTCGGGGTCGTCGTTCAACAATCTTTTCTTATTCTCGTTTTTGGGCTTTTTTGGCGCATTTGCGGGCTTTTGTTCCTTTTCCGGTGCAACTGTCCGTTTTGCCGCCTTTCGTCCCGTGGCGGGCTTCTTTTCCGCCTCCTTTGCCGTTTCCCCGGTGCGTTTCACAATCTTTGTTTTCTTAATCTCCGGTTCCGACGTTTGTTCCGGGGCAACCGCATCCGCTTTGACGGTATCGGCGGCGTCCGTGGTTTCGTCCGGGGTCGCCTCTTTGGGGGCTTTCGTTTTAATCAATTCCGCCAAAGACAACGATATTACATTTTGGGACAAATCCGGGGCGTCGTCCAATACAACCATACCATTAACCGCCGTAAACGTGTTGGCCCGCTTTTCGTCCTCAATGGCGGCAATCTCCAACAGATAGGGGATTTTCCGTATATTGGGGCTTTCGGTTTGCTCTTTCAGATTGTACGACGGTTTTTTGCGCCAATCTTTCGGGCTGAAATTGAATATACGGGTAACGGGGAATTGCTCAAAATTGACGTTCCACATATCCCGGTACATTCCTAATTGTATTTCGCTTTCCTCGTAAAAACCTTTTCGCCCGCTTTTGAAATCGACAATTGCGTTAATCCGGTCGTCGCTTCCAATCTTTGCCCGCATGGTACACGGGCAATCAATCATTCCGGCGTACTTGTAATACGGGTGTACCAACGCAATTTCAACGGCTAACGGTCGTACATCATAATCCAATACGAATTGCGCAAACGCCAATACGTCCTTTTTCAAATCGTCGGCGTAATAAATAAAGTCGTCCGGCAATCGGTAAACCTCAATGTATTCTTTTAGTTTGCCTTTCAGTCCGTCCAAATCATACGCCCGGTTAATCAATAATTCCTCAAATGCGGCGTGCATAAACGTTCCATACGCCGCCCGTTCGCCTTTATATCGCTCGGCTTCCTCAATGCCTTTGTTCGCAATCCAATTTATAAGGTGCGGGGCTTTGGGTAATGTTTGGGACAATATGGTTGTAACCGACGGGAAAAACTCCGGGTTCCCGGCGTCGTCATATCGGTAATAATATCGGTGTCCCTTGCTGTTTAACTGCCAAACCTTATACGGGGGTTCAATCAATGTTTTTTCGTCGAAAAACATTGCCGTCATTTCCTCAACCGTCATGCCCGGTATTATCTCAAACACTCCGGTTGGTTGTTCCGGTTGAACCTCAACGAACGGGGGAATAATTGTTTGTTGTTCCTCGTTAATCTCCGGGAACATATCCGGGGCAACATTGCCGACGGTTCCCGCAACCTCTTTTACCGGGTCGCCCGGTTTATCGCTCTTTGTTCTCATTACTTGTACTTTTTATATTCTGAAATTCCACATAATACCATTGCGGCGCACATTGCCGCAAATAACAATTGCCACGGGTTCCAAAATGCGCCAATCAAACAACATAACCCCAATGCGCCAAACGTAACAATTAGGGCTTTCGCTTGAAACAACCCGGAAAACATGGTTTCGGCGGCGGCTCCCAACCATTCGATAAACTTACTTTTCATTGTTTCCGCCCTCCATGCCAAACAGGTAATCCGCCGTACAATCCAACATTTCGCAAAGAATAACGACCCATTCCGGGACAATCCGTTTGGTCGTGCCGTTACATAAATTCGTCATATTTACCTGTTGTGCGCTCTCGCTTGCACCCTCAAAAAGACGGGCGGCAATGTCTTTTTTCAAAACCTTTTTCCCGTTCGCCTCGGAACGGGCGATTGCTTCGTTTACTCTTAATCTCAATGCCATAACTTAAATTTTTTTGTTAATAACTTGGTTCGTTGCTCTCTTTGTATCCGCAATTGCGGCACGTTTTTTCCTCCCAAATCGGGCTATATTCCGGCGGGGTCAAATATCAGTCGCCTCCGGTACGTCTATACTCGCCGTCTGTAACCTCCATTTCCCCGCCACACTCCGGGCAATCATCGTCGCCAATCAATACACATTCCAACAGGGCGTCCAAATGGACGGAACGAACCGGGTAAATACCAATTGCCCGGATAACGTCCACCATTTCCACAACGGTAACATCCCGTTCGTAACAATCGGCGACCGGGAACCCCCAATTGTCGCTTATGTTCTCGATAATCTGTTTGTTGATTAACTCCGTAACGATTGTTTCGGATACTTGGTTGGCTGTTTTCCCGCTTTCGGTCGCCAACATCTTTAATTGCTCACTTTCTTTTATTTTCATATCATTTCCCGGTATCCCTCCGGGTAGGCTGTTAATCTTTTGTTCTGCAAAGGTAGAAAGATTTTTTTGATTACCAAAAATATAATCTTTGTTTTGCGAAATCATTTTTGCCGGGTGCGTGAAATATCCGATTTTTAACCTACCTTTGCAATACCGCATTACCAAAAATCGCTCTCGGTTACTGCGTACCGACCCCCCGGCGTATCTGTTACATCCGGGGGTTCATCTTTTCCAACGCCATTTGCGCCGCACAATAACAAAATCGGTATATATCGCCATAATATCCCGTTTGGTTGGTTATTTCCTCAATAACGCCCGCCGGATATTCCCCAAACGCCACATATTCGTATTGCGTTGGGTCTAACTCCAATGCGAACTCAAACGTAATGTCAATATATTTGTCCCCGACCCGGTTAAATGCGTGGTCGATTGGTATAACTGTATGCGTTTTACCCTCGACGTATCGCACCCGGTCGGGAAATAACAACGTCAACAAATGCGCATTGCGGTAACATCCTTTGACCTCCGGGCGAACAACCCGGCGTATCAACTCAATTTCCCGTTCGTTGAACACGTCCGCCGCCGGGACAACCTCGACACGCTTTGCCACGTCGATTGTGTCGGCAAAATACTTTCGTTGACGTTCGGGCAATCCTAATCGTAAAAACGCCCGCATTTCCTCAATAATTACGCTTTCCATATCTTAACCCTTTGTAAACCCCTTAAATGCGACGTGGTAAACGTCGTATTGTTTTCCGGTAACATAAAATTCAATCATTCGGTCGTCGTTACCGACGTCGTTTATTGCAATGGTCGGGTATGGTTCCCCCGGCAATTGGTTAAAACAGTCCTCAATTTCCCGGTATCCCTCCGGGAACTCCGAACGGTCGGCGGCAAAAAACCGGGTTAAACTCTCTTTTATCCGGTTCAACATTTCGTCCCCGTTGGGTTCAAAATGCGCTTTTATTTTATCCTGTCGTCTTAATGCAAATCGCATGGTTAATAAATACTTTTTTGAAACGTCCACGACCTTTGCGCACGTTTCGGGGTTAAACATTCCAATATGCGTATATTCCGGGGGTAATCCCAATTGGTCGGATAACCATTTGTACGCCTCCCGTCGCTTCATTAGTCCACGTTTGTACAACTCATCAAAATATCGGTGCGCTTCAATCTTACATCGGCGCAACTCGGCGTTTGCCAATCGACCCTTTGCCCGGTCGGTTCCCTTATGAACACCCACATACGCCCCGCATTGGGGACAATAATAAATCATTCCATAATCAACGCCGTAAACCTCAATACTATTTTTGTACTCGGTCGGAACGTGGCAATACGGGCAAATTCTACCGCTCAATATTTCCCGTTGTTCCTCTGTCAATCGTATATCCATAACAGGCAAAGCCGGGGTTATTCCCCCGGCTGTAAATATGCGATTGCGTTTAATTCTTTTTGGCGTTCGGTCGCCCAATTAACATTGCGGGCAATCCATTCGTCGGCGGGGTTCTCGGCAATCCATTCTTTCCGATAAGACGGCACAAAGTACGCAACTTGCTTTTTATACGCCCGTTCGGGGTTTGCCAATATTTCCGTCGTGCGGCTCAACCCTTTGCCGTGGTCGCCTTTGCCGATTAAGTCCAACCGCCCAAAATAAAATTCGCCGTTGGCGGTACACGCCACATAATCACGGGCGGACGTTCTTGTTGAAATAACGTTGCCTTTTTCGTCGGTAACGCTCAATTGATATTGGATTGTTAGCGTTTTGCTTGCGGGTACTCCAACGCAAATTATCCGCATGATTATTGGCTCGGTTGCCGTCGATATGGTCGATTTCCGGCAAATTGTCCGGGTTCGGAATAAAAGCCGCCGCAACTAATCTATGAATTGCCGTTGTTCTCTTTGTCATATCTTTACATAATACACAAAAGGAATAACCGTAACGGTCGGTTCCGGGCTTTAATATCGTTTCTTTAACTTTGGCAACTTGCCCGTTTTTTCTTACTATCTTACGGGGCAATGATTTTATACGCCCGTTGCTACTAACTTGGTATATTCCTATATACCCGGTTAAATCTTTCCAAATTTCCATATTACCAACATTAAGACGCCAACAAAAAAAGAAACGGGGACGGGCTGTTGGCTTTACCCTTTCGGTTGGTAGCTACTCCAACCTATCCCCGTTTGAGTGCAAAGATAGTTATTTTTCGATTGTTACAAATTCGACCCCTAATATTTTTGTTGCGGGGTTTTTGCTAACTACATCAATTTGCCGATTTTTGATTTTCTTTGTTTTCCATAGAAAACCCAACCAACGTTTGTATTGCACCGTTTCGACAATCAACAGACTATCCCGGTTTATATGCGTCCCTGTAAATTGTCCGTCCGGCGTGGCGCATCCGTGCAACTCAAACCACGGTTCCACAATGTCAATACAACGTAATACGGTCGTAACCGTGTCGCCGGGCAAATATACAATACTATCCCGGACGTTCGCCCGTAATTCGTTTATCGTTTCCATTTGTGCAGTCGTAACCCTTTGCAAATCCCGGTTCTTAGTCTGCAACGATTTGATTAACGCCGCATCGTCCGCCCGGTACTTCTTATATTCGGATAATTTCAACTCCAAATTACCCACCTTTGCGGCGTTCAAACTATCTTTTGTTTGATACGTGCGGACGTCCTGCAACAACGTTTCGGTATTGTTCCGGTATTTATCCCGTTCGGCGGTCAATCGCTTAATACGGCTTTGTTGTACCCAAAAGGCGGCGGCAACCGCCATAATGATTGCCGCCAATATTATATACTTTTTCATGCGTTTGCCGTGTAAATGATTAACGAACTCCTTTTTGTCTTTCTTTGTCATAATGGCACAAAATTAAATGTTACTATATTCAATTGCCGCATTAAAACACGGGCATTCTTTAATATACTCCCACGGCTCAATAATGCCGTCGCCGTTCAAATCCGGGGAATAATCCCGGTGTCCCTTAATCGTTGCATCCGGGAACATAACAACTAAACGCATAAGCAACCATAATAACGCCTCTTTTTGTTCCGGCGTGCGTGTGTCGGCGGCTTTGCCGTTGGCATCCAATCCGCCAACGTAACAAATACCAATAGAACGGGAATTTTGCCCGGAAACGTGCGCCCCAATCTCGGAAAGATAACGCCCGGTTTCAATCGTCCCGTCCGGCAATACAACAAAATGATAACCGCAAATTCGCCCGCTTTGGGGTTGTTTCTTAAATCCCCGTTCTTTGTGCCAACCGTCGATAACATCAACGTTGACTTTTGCGCCGGGCTTGGTTGCGGTGCAATGTACAATCAAATCCGTAATCGTCCGGGTCGTTTTTTGCCCCTCCAAATACTTTAAAATCTCTGTTTGGTTCATTCGCCCTCCTTTTCTTTATCGTTAATAATATCGCTATCGTGTTCCCGTTGGTATCTCTCAATTATGGGTTGCCAATATCCCGGCAATGCCCGTGTAAACTCCAACCGGATAACGTGGTAAATAATACGCAATGCAACCTTTGTTGGATATGCTTTAATAAGGTTGCGGAATGCGTTTTGCAAATATACGTACATGAAAACGTATGTAAGCGACTTAATTACTATTTTGGCGGCTTCATTATCCCCACATTGCAGCATTACCGAATAAATAACGTGTATAATGGTAACGTACAAAAGCAATTCCGCCAATGCGTTTTTAAACTTACTGAAACGAAAGTTTTTGCAATGCCTTACGCTTACCCCATCCGCCCGCATACCCGCCCAAATATTGAAAGCAAACATTATAATCAATGCGTACATAAATCCCGCCGTTGGGATTAAATAGGCTAAAACCGGGCTTAACGACGTTGCAAATATCATACGCCATTGTTCCCACGTAAAAATTTTGTCCATATCATCAAATTGTTATGCCGGGGATTGCTCCCCGGCTTGAATTTATAGGTTGTTAATCCAATTATTTATTAACTTTGAAATATAATCATATCCATTTGGTGCGGGATGTTGACCGTCTAAATAGAAATTTCCTGCATCAACATTACCATTTTTATCTAATTGGTTATTCCATTGATTAGGCAAATTTGGATTCATCCAACTTTCACGCCATAAATCAATATACGGAATACCCCATTTTTGGCAAATTCTTATGGCTTCTTTAAAATATTCTAATCTATTAAAAAATGTCAATGATGTTGTACCCATTTTTGGCGCAATAATAAACCCTATCTTTTTACCCTTATATTTATTAAGGATTTTATAAATATATGATTCTATCGCACCGCAATATGTGTTTATATCATAATTGCCGCTAAAATCTTTATTATTCCAACTCCCAAATTTT